CACGGTGGCCAAGATACTCGGAGAGCCGCAGCTTCCCGCTACAGTCCCGCAATCGGCAAGAACAAACTGAGGGTTTGAGCTGCAAGTGAACGTCGCGGCGGACGCGGTGTAGTTCTCTAAAACTCCGCTGACTGTCGTGAGTTGCGTGGCGAAGAACTCGTTAGTGGTGATCGCAGTGAGTGGCCCTGTCGCCATCTGGAAATTGAAGCGCGGGGCGTGGGTGAACTGATCCCCATCGGGGAGGGTCAGCGCATCCAATGCCGCATTCCCGAATTGATCGAGATAAGAGACCTCGGTGGTGCCGTTGTATTGCTGCCACATCGGGCCTCCACCACCGTTTTTGGTGGTATAGAGAATCCAAGGGTTTGTATTACCTGCCAGCCACCGCGTCTCGTTAATGCCTATACCTGAAGAGTAATTATTTCTCGATTGCTCAACCGTAGAGACATTGAGCTGGGCCGTGCCACCCGAAGTGTAAGTACCAGAGAAGGCTTTATTTAGTGTGAATTGTGTGTTGGTTGGAAGGTTATCAATCGACAGAACGGTATAGGTTCCGTTGCAGGCCGTAGCCCCGCCGATGCTCGAAGTGGTGATGCTGGCTCCCACAACGAAGGCGATGGCTCCGGAGATTGTGACTTGGCAGTTGCCGCCGTTCGACCCCACGGCTGTGATCGTGTACGGCGCGAGCCCGATCGTATCGTTGTAACCGTAGGCCCCATTGAATTGACCGACAAATGCCTGTGAGTTTAGCCCGTCCGCAAGAGAGTCGATCCCGACAGCGTAGTTTGCGTGACTGCCGACCGCATAGCAAATCAGGGCATTTTGGGATGTCGTGGTGTTCGAGGCCCCCCATTGGCAGTGGTAGATTTCACGGTTTGTCACTGCCCCCGTGACATTGTCTACTTCCCCTTCATACATGGGATGTCCGGATGTCGTTGACCCGCTGCCATCATAGATGGATATACCGTCCAGAGTGGCGTTTTTCGTAATGGAGATATTTCCGGGGTCCCCTGTGATTGTCCCAAACTGAATAAGCTGAAGAGTGTTTGCGGCGGTGATCGGCCCCGTCATCGCCCCGCCTGCGAGGGGGAGGAATGGCCCATTTCCTATCGCGATCCCATTCACCAACGGCGCAGACTGGAAATTCAGCGTGCCTGCTGCCGAACTCCCTGTTGCACTCCCGAGGGACACGCCGCCTGCGAGGGGTACGGCTCCGAGCGTGTGGTAATCGAACGTGACTGCCGCTGAGCCGTTGAAGGTCGTGCCTGGTGCAGCGCCGCCGCTCGCTGCGCCAGTAAGAGGGTTTAATGTGGTAGAACCCCCATTCGGATTGCACGGCGTCCAAGGCCCGCCGAGAGTCGCTTGGCAGTAGAGGTAAACGCTTGGCGGCGTACTCCCAAGCGCACCGAAGGCTTGCGCGGAATTCCACGGTTGCCATGTTCCAGCGCTTGGAGACACATAGGCCGCGATCGCCTGCCCATGCGCTGAGAGCACAGCCAGCACCGCGAACAATAGAACCAGCGCAATTTTTTTCATGGACTTCTCCCTAGACCTGGCTGAACGCAGCAACAAATGTGTCGGCAGCGGCCCCAAATAGCCAAAAGGTCGATAGCTGCCACGGCTGCGTCGAGCCAATCGGCGCGGTGTCGAACAGGTTGCCGGGGTTGAGGACTTCAAATACCGAGGCATCGGTCGCCGACACAGTGCTGGCATTGCCGATATACATCGTGCCCGCGGCGGTTGCTGAGCGAATCCGCACATCGCCCGCAGCCTCGTTCAGCACCACCCACTCGCCAGTTGCGGCATGCGAGTTCTTGAGGCCCTGCACAATAAGGTGCGTCGCGTCCACGATTTTCTTGACTGTACCCTGATCGGGAATAGACCCGGTTGCGACTAAGCCGGGATTGAATGCCGCAGTCGGTCCAACAGCCACGCGATCTCCGGTGATGAATCCCTTAGTCGAAGTGACAATGAGGGTCGTCTGCGTCTCATTCGAACCAGGCGTAAGCTTACCGCTGAATTCATCTGGAGGAGGCGTGACGGCTGCAGTAAGTGCTGTGCCGAAGACTGGCTGCGCTGCGCCTGTAACCGTCTGAGGACCGGCAAACGGACGAATGCCCATTACTCACCCTTCCTTCCCTTAAACATCGGATTCTGCGAATACGGCGGATAAAGACTCGGCGCGCAGCACGGACCCGACCCGGTATCTTTAGTTTCGTTGTCCGGATTTCGGAAACTGGATTTTGCGCGGAGATCGCCCATCGCGCCAATCGCGTTGCGGCGGATATCGTTGGGCGTCTGGACGTACTTGCCCTTCCCGCCCCAATCGTTCGCGGCCTCGGGATCGTATTCCTCATGCGTGCCCAGCCGCTCGCGCGAGACGTGGAACTGATCGAAGCCGGGCTTCGAGTTGACGGGGATGTCTACTTTGCCGCCGCTGCGCTTGCGGAATGTGTCGTGCACCCTATTGCTTGGCTGAACCATACTACCTCCGGCCCTGTGATTGCCTGTACCGTTGCTCGCTGCTGAATTTCCAGTTATGGACTCGAGCCATATCCATGACAGGCTGCTGCGGCGCGTCATCGAAGTTCTGCGCATCTTTGTTCAAGACGACAGATTGGAATCCAAGACGAGACTCTGCGCGCTCGAGTTCACGGATATTGTTGACTTCGAGATTTCGACCGAATTCATCATTCACGTGATCGAAGCGAATTTTGAATTTTGAACCAGTTTCCCGCGGTATCGCGGATGTCTGGCAGAGGTGCTTCTCCGCGCAATGACACGTGCCCGGACCATACCCCAGACTCTTCTTCAGAGTCGGCATGAAGCGCAGTTTATACGCCACTTCGTTACAGTTTTCACATACTTGGCTCATAGCGTCATCCTACTCCTAACCTCCATACCACGATGCGCTTCCAGACATGACAGCATGCTGTGCGTCCCAAAGAGCACCCCCTGGAGAGTAGTACGGCAAATCCTCACCCTGAATAGTGGCGCTCGTCCGATACAAATTCTCATCTTCGTTCGCCATATCAAGCAATAACGCTTCGTGCTCTTGATGAAATGAGTTCGCCAAGCTAATGGCCGTCGCTGAATCGTACCCTGGATTCTGTTTTGGCTTATATCTCAAAGCCCACGCCATCGCCTCTTTGATGATTACGTCGCACCTAATGTAAGGCGGAAGCGTGTCGTTATCATCGACCAAATTTGCTGGCTGCCGGTATAAATTAAATGGAAGGCACTGTTGGGTAAACGGCGCGGGCCAGAGTTCTATCAGATAGTTCCCGTTTGGATCCGTCGCAAGAGGCGCAAGTCCCCAAGGGAAATTGACCGTGATGCGCCATGGGTCTCGATTGTCGAGATAGTCCTGAGTTAGATTAGTCCATAGCTTGAAACCCATCACCATGTTAATGCAAGTTTTGATGTACTTAACATTGGGGCCAAAACTGTAATACATCTGAATGATGTAGTAGCCAGTGGTTTGCGTGGTTTGCCCAGGAGCCATCGGGCCACCCCAAGGGAGTTCTAGAAATAGCTGCTGCGCCTCAAAATCCACGTTGGTGATTGTGTAAGGTGGAGCATTCAAGCCGGCGCGAAACTGGCGACCGATTAAGGTATTGTCCCAGCCGGTGCCTACGCCCTGCACTACATTCGAATTAAGCGTGACGGTTGCTTGTCCAGTCGAATAAGAGTTTGGGCAAATAATTTGCCCCTTAGTGAACAGCCCATACCAAGTCTTTTTTGCGTATACCTGTCTGACGATTTGGTTGACCCACCCGCCAATTTGTGGCAATGAGTTGGGGTTCCAAGCGCTAATGGACCCAATCATCTGGCCAAACGTCATCTGCTGCACAAATGGGAGTGCCCCACTCGGCTGAACCTGCTGCGGAATGACTATGGGCTGTACGATCGGCAAATTACACCTCGCATCCTTCCAGGGGATGAACCCATTCGCCAGCCATGATTGGCAAAGCCGCTTGCTGTGCGAGGATTGTCAGACCGAGATATTCTGCGCGGAGATGCAACTCGCCATGCTTCTGCTTGATAAGCACTTGAAGATTGAACGGGGTATTGTCTCCCTTATTGCCATTTCGATGATGCACGAGTTCGTTGACCTTTAATCGCCTGCCTATCTCTTTCTCCGCAACAACGATATGCTCTGGGCGCCAATTATTACGCCCCACTTTAATGCGCCAATACCCGTCGCCGTCTGGACGGCGTGTGCCGATTGGAGACGAGTTTGGACTGCCATGTTCCTTGAAATATGCGTTCCTGCACACACGACTGCAGAATTTTTTGTTCGCCTGCCAGCCACTCGCTGCGTTATACGGGTCGCCGCACTGCACGCATTTCTTCTGACAGTCCCTTTGCCAGCTCGCTTTGCCGCCCTTACGGTAATATCCGGCACAAAGCGTCGAGCATGTCGCCTTGTCTTTGTATGGACTCGTCTCGAACATCTCCTCGCAAATTGGACATTGCTTCACAATTTTTCGCCGCATCGCCTTATAAGAGCATGCGCGGCTACAAGACTTCGCGCGTCTCTGCGAGTAAACGACCTCAAAAGATTTTCCGCAACCTGGGCATTCCTTCGTGACGGGTTCGCGATGAGTTTCTGCTCTCTTCTTTTTGTCGCGAATGGCGCACGCGCACTTGCGACTACACGCGGCTTGCGGTGTATCTTTTCTCCGCGAAACGAAGAATGCGCCCCCGCACGCGGGGCATGTTTTTTCGATTGTCTTCTGCCTGGACGGCGGGATGGGATCGATGGGAGCCATGACTGATTCTACCTAAGAACTCCTCTCTCACCTCAAAAAAGAACCGCCACAAGCACAGGGCCGTGGCGGTTCCCCTCTTTACTGATTTGACTATTCGCCCGCTGCTCTGAACTTCACAATCCACTTGCAGGCGCTGAGATCGGTGCCGCTTGCTACCTGCACATCAGCTTGTACCACTTCCATGTTGATCGTCGCGGCAGGCGATGGATCGATAGCCCCGCTTCCGAGGTTCGCCGCAGGCAGAACAAACTTCGGCGTATAGAGCGCAGCCGCCGCATTCCCCGCGATGACTTCCGCTCCATACAAATTCCCGAGGCTGAGTTGGTTCGCGGTGATCGGATAGCCGCTGGTCGGATAATCGGATGTTCCAGGCGTAATCTGGAACCCGCGCTCGACATTCGCAAATCCGAGAGCGGCCCTAAAATCCGGGTATCCTTGAAGTGTGAGCGCCATTGCCAGCTCCTCTTAGAACGTGATGTCGGTGTCGATCAGGATGTCTGCGGTCGTGTTTGCCGAGACAGCCGTGAGCGCGATCGCATTGTAGCGCGATGTGGGAGCAACGCCGGAACCGACGCGCCCAACCACAAAGTTGCCGGCCGCACCGACCAGAGCGTCTCCGCGCGCCGTCGCAGCCACAACCGCAGCCGCAGCCAGAAAGCCCTTGGTCGCGATGAAGCACCAGTTGCCGTTGAGAGTCGTTGCCGAAGCCGCGGCAGTCTGCGCGAGAGCCGTGAAATTCGGCAACAGCCAGCCGGCGAGCGAGTTCAGGTTGCCGGTCGCGGATGGCAAGCCTTCGGTGAACACGCCCGAAACCGTGGTAAAGGTTTCATCGGTCCAGTAGACGGGAGCTGGGTACGCGAGCAGGTTGGGATTCACGGTCGAGTTGTACCGCACGTAGCGCACGATGAGCGGTGCACCCCAGCCATTCGAGTTGAGTGTGCCGTTACCTGGGTAGTTCTGCGCGGGAAGAGAATAAGACCCTGGCGCAAGCAGGTATGCGGCACCCGCCGGATTCTGCGCGCCGTTCGGCCAAGACGGAGAATTCGTTGGCGGCTGTGTCGTGATCGTATTCGAGTACGTGTCGATCGCGGTATACACGTTGCCCGTTGTAATAATCGGAAATTCTGTCCCGAGAGCCATCGAAATCCTCCGGCGCCGTTGCGCCCAATTTGCTGTACTGCTTCCCTGCCAACCCCGAGATCAGCCGGTGATGTTCGCCAAGATAAACCCAAGCCTGGGCGCCGTCACCACGATGTCGCCGCCAAAGCAAAGCTGGCCAGCGCTGTCCACGGAGTTCGGCAATTCCTTGAAGCCTGTGAACCCGAAGCCGAACAGCTCATGCTCCGAGATGTGGACATTCAGGAAGTCGGTGTTCATGCCGAACACGTAGCCGGTCGGGCAATACTGATCGACCACAAGCCGCTGGTTGTTGAACCGGATGGCGGTGAAGCCGATGTTCTGCGCCTGATCCACCATCACGTTGTCGTTGACGCGCTGCGCCGGAACCAGTTTGTTGTAGAGCTGGTTATAAATCGACTGCGTGGTGGCAATGAGATTCGGCTGACGATTGCCAAAGGTGGCCTGGCCGTATGCCTTCTGCAGCGTGGTCACTGAGAGCGGCCCACCAATATTCTGGTAGTAGCCGTTGATGCCAGTCGAGGCGCCAGAGCCGATTGCGGCACGCGGCAATCCGCCATAGGTCGGATAGTTGGTGCCGTCGTCGTACCCGGCAAGCAACCCGTCGAGCGCGATCTGCGAGGAGACCGTGCCCTGCCCATCGTTGTACGTGTCGATGGCGAGAGCCTGGGCCAGAGCCTGCGACCCGTTGATCATCTTCTCTTCAACGAAGCTCATCACCGCATTCGATCCCATGTTGATGGGGAGTTGTGTCCCCTGGATGGTCACGTTTGCGTAGTAGAACTTGACGGCGAAGGTCATCGCCGTGTCCGTCTGGACATAGGAGATGTCGAAGGTGGATCCAGGTGCGAACGGGCCAGCCTTCAGCGGCGCGTACTGGATAGGCTGTTGGATGTACAGGCCACCGGGAAACGGCCGAACTGTATCACCCTTGAAAATCAGCACGAAGACCGGAGAGACCTTGTAATACTCGTCCACCAGCTCCGGAACGATCTCCTGTTTCGTGACTGCCGAAATATCGTTGATTGACAGCGCCATTTGACTGGCCTCCCCATGAATTTACTAGGCGGTTTGTTCCGCCAAACGCTTGTCGAGCAAAGCAGCCGCGCGCTGCGCACCGGTCGTGGCTGTGCCATCGCCGGCTACCGCGCGCTTCTTGAAGTGCATGATGTTCGAATTGACGGACGGCGCCGGCGTGGTGCCGGGGACATGCTGGCCGGAAGTGGCTTTGACGCGCTTCTCGACCTCAGACTCGATCGTCCGCTCGGTGACCACTGGCGCAATGTAATCGTTGTACGCTTCAGTCAACGTGGCATACCGCTTGCCGCCGCCAGTTTTGACCGCTTCGTTGTTGACCTTGAGGAAGTCGTTGAACTTGACTTCTTCCGCGTCATCCCAACTCTTCCCGGTCGCTTCCTGGTGCCGGGTATAAATCTTCACCAACTGCAACGCGTCGGTGCGAACGCCCGCGCGAACGCTGTTGTAGAGTTCGTCGCCGCGCGACTTAATCGCGGTATCAAGTTCAGCCTTGATGAAATCGCGATTCTTCTGCTCACGCGCGTCGAGCATCCGCTCGACGGCACTAAGATCGAACTGTCCGCCGGTATTCGCAGGCGGTTCGCGCCGCGCTGGCGGCGGATCATCTTGAGTCCGTGCCGCAGGTGGTGGATCTTCTTCGCCTTCGTAGTAGCTCCGCAGCTCGTCTCCGCGGGTAAGCTTCGTCTTGACTGCAGCATTTCCTTCCAGTTTCGCAAACTCCGCCGGACTGAGGATGCCCTTCAAATCGTCGAGTATCGCCATAAATGTCTCCTCGCCTAAGCCGCGTGCGTCGAATCAGTTTGTGATGGAGGTGGCGCGGCTGAACCGCTCGCAGCGGGTGGTGCATCGGAACCGGAGTCGGCAGGTTTGTCTTCTCCCGAATCCAGCGTACTGGGGTCTTTCTTCAGGCCTTGGACAACGAGCTTCTTGACGCTTTCCTTGATCTCGTCGATCCCGGCCTTCCATGTGGGGACATCTTTCTTGAGCTTTGCCATCTTGCTAAGGACTCGGTAAACGCCTGTGAGCCCCTTCATCAGCTCCTCGTCCGCATCCGTGTCGCCGTCCTTCTTCGCACCCGAACCGCCAGCGGCCGCATCGCCGCCAGCGGGCATGTTGTCGTAGAAGTTCGGAGGTGCGGCGGCTGCGGGGGCGGCGGGCATTTACTTGCCTTGCCCCTTCACCGGATACCCGGTCTTCACGTTGACGCTGGTCCCGCGATCGGGAATCGGCTCGCCTTCCCTGATCTGGTGACCGAATGCAACAAATCTTCCGCCGGAAATGCGAGGGCTAACGACATCGACGCCGAAAGTCTCTTCGCTCACCGACTTCTTGTTGCCCTGAAAACTCTGTTCGCGCGCTGCCTGGCTGCTGGCCATTGAGCAACTCCTCTACAGGTTGTTGGGGCCGGCGTACCGGCCCCGGATTGTTGGCTTACCCTGACTTTCAAGAGGGGTTACTTTTCCCTCTTATGTCCACGCTTGTGACCCTTGCGCTTGCCGCCACGCTTGTGACCTTTACGCATATGCGTTCCTCCTTTGGTGGAAGTCGGTTTGATAACGGAGCCTGCACTTCGGTCAGGTCGAAGATTTCTCTCCAGCCTCGGATGAAACAATAAACTCAACTTAGGAAAAGCAATACGTTTCGGGAGAGAAAAAAGCACTTAGCCTACAATGCCTCGCTTTGGTATACTTTGCTGCATGGCAAACGGCTATCTAACACCGGCTCAAGTCGCCGAACAGCTTCAACTTGGGATTGAGACGATTTATCGCTACCTGCGAAGCAAGAAGCTGCGTGGCGTGCGCGTAAGCCATAAATGCTGGCGTATATCGGAAGCGGAGTTGGAGCGGTTCATGAAGAGCACGAATGCCTAGATAGGCTTACTTCTTTCCGTGGCCTTGATGTTGCTGTTGTCCAGCCCCCGCCGCCTGCGCCAGTTTGATCTTTACTTCGGCTTCGACGAGCAATTCGCTCTCGATTTCCATGATCTGCGACTTCGACAGCCCAATTTTCCGGAGCAACGCGCGCCGCGAAATATCGCCCATTTTCCGCAGAACAAAGCCCACCTGAATCTCATCCTGCTTCTCGATCGCGAGCAGTGACCCCTTGCGAATCTCGAACACGACCTGGCGCACGAACTCTTCCGGCTCCATGCCTTTTTCAATGAACGATCCGTAGATCGGCTCGAAGTCCGCGTCCGTCAAACCCTTGGTTCCAAACTTCTTGACGCGGCTTCTGGAGGTTTCGAACTGCATCTTGTTCGAAGTGACCATCGTTCCGACTTCGGTGAGGAACGAGTGTAGGCCTCTACCCATGAACCGAATGGGAATCGACCGCGAGTTCATGATCATTTCGAGCGAGTCGCCGCCCGGCACCTGCTTTTTCTGAAGAGATTGGTTGATGGCCGACGACCCGGATGTCGCGTCCTGTTCTTTTTCCACGTCTTGTTTGAAGGTGAGCACATACGCCGGAATCTCGCCGGGCTTCGGATACACCGGCTGGAATGGCGCGTTGTTGTTGACCATCACCTTCGCGCCCGGCGCACCAGGATCCATCGAATCCCAGACCGATTGCGAAAACGCAGCTTTCGGCGCCACGATCTTTGGCTCAATCACCGAGCGAATCATGTCCATCAGCCCGCCGTTGATGCGATTGATGATGTCGGACATCAAGGCTTGCGGCTCGAGAGGCGACATCCCCTGCGAAGACCACGGCACACGGATCAGCCGCAGTTTCGCGAACGGGAACATTGCGTGCCAATAGGGATTGCAGGTGTCCTGCAGAATCTTGCCGCCGGCCCAGACGATGAAGCGACCGCGCGGATACCAGAGCTCGCCGGGTTCTACGAGATACGACCAGTTGTACTCCTTCGGTCCGACTCTCTTGGTCACAGACCCTTCGTTGATGCTCCCGTCCTTGAACCAAACCTGCTTCAGCATCACGCGCGGGAACCGCGATCTCTTCGACTGCTGCGGAGTTTTGACGCCCATCATGCGGCGGAGAGGCGGCGAGAGGCGCGCCCACGATCCAGCCGATATGCGGCCGGGCCTCGTGACATCCGTGCCCCCGCCTTCGGAGTCTAGGTCTGGCTCGACTTCCCTTGCCAGATCGCCGTACGTGCGGAAGATGGTTTCAATGGTGACGGGCCAGCGCGCGACCACGCACTCATCGTTTTGCAGTTTCTGCCCGGCACCGATCGATCCTACATTCATCGGGCCAAGAGGCAGGAACTCGCAATCCCCCATGCCGTTGTTCATGGCGGCGTTCCACTGTACTTTACAAAAGCCCGTATGGAGCAGCGCCCACATCACCGACTGCGAGAGTTCTGTCTCGAAGTCCGTCATCCGCGCCCAGAGGCTAATCATCTCGTTAAGGAGTTGCTCGAGCTTGTCGTAGCTCTCGTCGTCCTGCAGGAACTTGATTTTGAAGTCGGGTTCGATGTCGGTGAGGAGTCCGGCCATTTCGATGAACAGCCGGACAAGGCGATTGACGGTGGGACGTGAGCGGCCGAAGCGAGCCTTGGCCGTCCACTGCTGGCCACCCAGGTAATCGATCAGCCGGGCAGTCAGCTTCATTTCGCGGGAGTCGCCTAGTTCCCGCTCCCATTCGTCGTAGACAGCCTCAGACCACTCGAGAACGTCCTTCTCAAGTTTGACTTCTGGGCGCTCTGATGTGTCGGCCATCGGCTGAAAGTGTAAAGCACAGCAAGCATTTTCGCCCGGAAGCGGGAGAGATTATTTAATCTTGCCCCTAGACTTGCCGATGACAATGGTGCCAGCCCACCTGTCTAAATCAAGCTCCGCGTTGCAGCGGCGAAGATAATCGAACTTCTCGCAGGCTCCATGCGTCCGCTTGGAATCCCCTGAACCGCTCTCATGCTCATTGCGGAATCGGAGGCATCGACACACATCACTGACGAGCTTTATGTCTTCGCCGGGGAAGCGGCGTAACCTTCAACGTCGATGTATCGGTGGATATGGCTGAATTTGCAACGTGGCGGCCAGAACGCATCCAAGCATTCTTCCGTGGGATTGCGGAGG